TTTCTTCCAGTACTCAACGCCTCTAGCATATGCACGATCACCAATAACCGTTACTTCCTTAGCACCCTTTACAGCTTGCCCTGTCTTTAAATCAATAAATAAATGATGAGCACCTGGATTTAAACTTATCTCAGCTAGATCACCACCTTCATCTAAAAGGTTTTTATTTGGTACATACTCACCATCGACTGACATAGCAGGATACTTTGCTTTAGCCTCTGGTGTATCAATACCCTTAATACGAGAAGCAATAGCAGTACGTCCTTTTTGACTAACATTAAAAGTAACATTCTTAACAGTTGCAAAAGGTAAATAAGATAAAGCTGTTCCGCTAAAAGAACCTTTATGTAATGTTTGTAGTTTATCCAAACCCTTAGGCATGTCAGGTATTGTAGAATTTAGATTTAAACGAATACCTACTTTTGTACCTTCAGGTACTGCAGCATTCATAAGAGCATTTGCCCTAGTACTTCCTGCTGTAGCATTCTTAGCTTTCTCTACCATATCAGCAGCAACAGATGAATCGTATTCTTTTAGAAACTTACCATCTTGTAGTGCTTCGTTGATACCAATCTCTAGAGGATCAACAGCTTTCTTCTTAATAGAACCAACACCAAATGCAGAAGCAACATTAGGATCTACTTCGTATTGTTTTACTTTATCAGCTAGAGCCTTAACACCTTTAGCTCCGTACTTACCGACAATACCACCCATTAGTAGTAAGCCACCTTCGATAGCTGCACTCTGTCCTGCTTGTTTGAATTGATCCTTTATGTATCCACTATCACGTTCTGCCTCAGGCTTCATATACTCTTGTACAACGTTAGTAATGTTTACACCTGAGTCGTAGAAAGGAACTAGGAACTCTGCAGCCTTAGTTATGTTAGCTTGGTCTTGTTCGTTAAACTCTTCAGAATACTTATCTGCTTCTTGTTGTGCACCCTCAGCCGTATAACCAAATGCTGTTTCTGTTTGAGTAGCTAGACCACCTTCATCAAAGTGTTGGCTAGGTGTCATCAGGTAATCTACAAAGCCTTTTACCTCATCAGTAAATGGTTTAGCTTTTCTGATTACTTTATCTGTTAGAGTTTCTTCTACGTCTTCTTCATACTGCTGCTGTTCTAGTAGAGGTTTATAACCTTTTTCTATCTGCTCTTCATCAAACATTGTATCTGAACGCCACTTAGCATAAGCAGTAGCCTCTGGTTCACTTTGAAATGTTGGTAGCTTTTCTCCTGTAATGAAATCTCTACCTTGACTATCTTTTAGTTTTCTAAAAACTTCATCATCAGATAGTTTAGATCCATTCTCATCAACACTAGGTGCTGTAATCCAGTCAGTTCCCCAAGGTATCGTTGTAGATACCTCAGAATAGCGAGAACCTTTTTCACCAGTTACATAACCTGTCTCATCAATCCAGACAGGTCTACCACGTAAAGTTTTCTCATCTGTTTTAGTTCTAGGTCTTGGTACTGGTCTAAGCATTTACTTTATCTCTTAGTTGAGTCAGTGAGCGTAAAGCACGAACTTCCCCTTGGAGTCTATACAACTCTTCTAGTTCTGCTCGTTGTTCCATTTGTTTGTGAGAGAAAGCTATACGAGAGTCTAGTTCCTCAAGCATAGCATCCCAATTATCTTTATTGTTTACGATTAGCTTCAGGCTCATGCAGCACCTTGCTGTCCTGTATTACCTGAGAAACCTTGCTCTCCCGGTTGTGGTGCAGTGCCTGTTCCTATATTACCACCACCTGCTCCTGAAGTATCTTGTACTCCTGTAGGTGCTCCCTGTCCTTGAGGTGGTTGTACTCCCTCTGCAGGTTGTGCATCAGGGTTCTCTGCCTTGAAGTCTTTTAGTAACTCAGCCTGTAGCTTTGCATCAGCCATAGAGTTTACAAGTTTATCAGGATCTAGATCCATGCTCTTAGCAATCTCTCTAATGATATAATCCATCTTAGAGAATGGTGCTAGTGCTGGGTTCTGTGTAATCTGTAAGAACTGCATTAAGCGTTGACTACGTACTTCGTTAGCCATCAAGCTTTCAGTACCTTGTGCTTTTACTTCTAAGTCACCTTTAATATCATTGTCAAAATCAAATTGCATATTAAAGTTAAAGAAAGCTTTACCAAGTGGAGATAGTAGGTAGTCATCTACATTCTTTACAACATTGCGTATGCTACCGTTGGCAGCAGACATGAGCATACTAATGCCAGAAGCAGTACGGCCCACGCCTTGTACGCCTGTCTGACCATGAGCGAAAGATGGAAATCCAGTTGATTCATCTGATAGTACCCTCGCCTTATCAAACAGTTGCATATTCTCATTAGATACATTAGGAAACTTAGTTCCAAAAAGAGCTTGACCAGGTGCCCCTCCCTGTCTCCTAAATACTTTTCCTGGATACACGGAGAGGTCTTGCCCTGGGACGAGATTTGTCTCGTCTACCTCGATGATAAGATTTCCTGAGAGTGCAGCATTATCAACTGCCATTCTCATAAAGCCATTCATTAATGTTTGTGTGTCATCCATGTTCTCTGCAATACCTACTCCAAAGAAAGAGTAAGGGTTTACCTCATAGGGTACTGCATAGTAAGGAAGGTAAGAAGGAGTAAATGGATTAAGAACCAATCGTAGTACTTGACCGTTACATATCCATACGTTTACTGATACCTGATCTGCGTCTTTCATATCTTTAGGGATGTCTACGTTTTGATCTTCCAACATCTCTGTATCCATGTAGCCCCAGAACTCTAGGACTGAAAACCTTTCACTTTGAGCTTCTTGCTCATCGTCTTCCATAGCTTGTTCCCACCACTCTTTAGTGTAGGACTCTCCCATAGATATAGCTGTATCTATAGTATTGCTTCTGAAGAAAGGTCTATTCTTAAGTGCTCTCATTTGTGTTCGAGACATCTTGTGACGCTCTACAATGTACTCTGCGTCATCCATATTGGATGCATCAGGATCAGGGTAAAAGTTCCAAATAGAAACTGAGGAACACTTAGGTACTGTTTTTATTATAGGTGAGTACTCACCTTCATCTGACCAGTTAGGGTATTCCTTGTCTACCGCAAATGGTCCTTTCATGATACCTGTACCAAACAAGGCTGTTTCAAATGCTGTGTTTCTTAATTCTTTTCTAGCATTAGATTCTTCTAGTTGGTCATGTATTTTCTTTTCCATCTTCTTAGCAGCTATCATAGCTGGATGAAAAGTAATTTGTGTAGGTGCTTCTGCTTCACCTTCTTTTAAACTGTCTTGTACAGGTGCTAATTTTTCTTTTAAACCTGCTAGTCTATCTCTAAAGTCTATAAGAGTTTCACCGGGCTGTACCTGCTCAGGTTCACCCATAGGTGCTTGCTGCTCCTGCATTTTCTTAGCAGTGTCTTCTGTCTCTAGGTGTACAGCTTCTGATACACCTTCAGGTAAAGTAGTAGGGTCAATACTAATAGGAAACTTATTAGCACCAAATAGTACTTCTACAATCTGACCGTAAGCAGCTAGTACTTTAGTCTTTGTAACCTTAACAAATACTCTAGACTTCTCTGATGAAGTAAACTTTACGTCTGGTCCATAAAGACCTCTATAATTTCTGTACGCTTTAATCCAGCGTTGTTCTTCACCATTCCTAGCTGTTTCAGCTTTATCAAAACGTTTTTGTATATAACCTACAATAGATCCAACTGAAGGATCACTAAGAGATTCTTTATCTGTATCCTCTATAAAAGATACTTCAGCATCTTCCATGTGAACTTCTTCACCTAAGATTTCATCTTCTTCCATGTTTATTCCTTAGTATCCAAACGTTGAATCACTCATCTGAAATCCAGAGTTTTGAGTATCAGGGTTGTAGTCAAACAAGTTACTTCTTGGTCTTGTCATAATACCATACCTAATAGCATCATAGATGTGGTCTTCAGATTTAGTATCTACATCCTCAGGATTGTTTTTATCTAGAGGTAGTGAGGGAAGTTGAGCAATTGTATTATAACAACTACTGAAGAAAGTTATTCTTGGTTCTTCTGTAAAGTCATCTATCTGTAGTCTTCTGTGTAATTCATTCTTACCTGATACACGAGAACCTTTTGATCTGTCGGCTGGTCTAAAACGACAACCTTTCTGTATCATCTGTTCTGCTAGTGAAGGACCAGTGTCACCTCTCTTATGCCAGAGAGAACTGTCAAGAACACCATATCTTATTTTCTCGTTAGATTCAAGCTCTAAAATCATATCAGCTAAATCTGTAGCTAAAACCTTGCTAACGTATAACTCTCTATAAACAATTAGCTGTTCATCAGGAGCTACAGCAAACCATATAACAGCAGAGTAAGATCCGTATCCATAGTCGGCTGCTCTAAACCTAGGCCAGTTACTTGGTATATCATATGGATCTACCACATGTATTCTTCTACTGAACTCTGGGAAAGCTGCACCTTCGTTAATATCCCAGTCACCTTCTAGTAATTGTCTTCGTTGGTGCTCAGGCAGAGAGAGTAGGTTGGCTTCATACATCCCATCATCAGACAGATAAGGATTATCAAACAAAGTCGCAGGGATAAACTTTCTCTTGAAAAGAGGTTCTCCCTCCCTAGTATGTCCTTTAGGCCAGCAGATTACTTCACCTTCGTTATCTGTAGCCCAGAATGCTTGATCAGGTTGGTTAGGATCTATAAAATATCTTTTAACCCACATGTGGCCTGGACCACCGGGATTGCTTGTAGCTCTCATATAAAGAGGTAGCCCTGAAGCCTTAGTAGTACGTAGACGTGACCTCATGTAGTTCCATGCGTAGTCGGTAGGCCACTGTGTTAGTTCGTCAAAACCTATCCAGTTAAATGCTTGACCTTGGTATCTCATAACGTCATCGTCACGATCAAGGTAAGACATCCAGAGAGTTGCACCACTAGGTGCTACCCAAGTCTTGTCTCGTTCCATAAACTTAATACCGGGAATAGCTCTTGGGTATAACTGCTTACTTACTGATATAAGTTCTCTTAGTTCTTCGGTTGACCTACGTACTAGAAGCATTCTAGCGTTAGGGTTGTTTAAGTATCTGACTGGATCTGCTACTAGACTGTAGCTCTTACCACCACCTGCAGCACCACCATACAATACTTCTTGTTCTGTAGCTGCTAGGAATGTTGTTTGAGGTCCAGCGTTAGGTTCAAAGATAACATCTCTAGGAACTTCTTCTACTTCATTCTGTGGTAGACTCGGTTTCGCTGCTGAGGTCTGACCATCCATCTCCAAAGATTCGCTTGGTTTCTCTACCACCAAGTCTTTGCTTTTCAATCTTCTCCGCTTTCCTTTGCGCTTCTTTGTATTTCCTAGCGTAGTTGCGGTAGTTAGAGGAAGCTCTCCTGCGTTTTTCTTCGATCCTGACACGTTTGTCTAACCCTACATGTGATATATATCTACCTGACTTATCTGATAACCACTTGGATACTTTTCTCAAACTATAGTCCTGTAGAAATAATTTTGCTTTTTCTAAAAGTTCTAATTCTTCTGGTATAGGTATAAGCAAGTCAAGGTCTTCTTCATCTTGCTTGTAGCCGAAAGGTACATGTCTTCCAACTCTTATGATAGGATACCACTCACCTTTTTCGCCTCTAAGTGGTACTTGCCAATCTATTTTATTTGGGTAGGTAGCCTCTGATGCTCTAGCCGTTTTAATTTTCGTCATCACTATCCTTAGACGGTAGGATAAACACTGGCTCTGAGGTTTTTACTTCTACCTTCTCTGTCTTTGTAAATCCTGCTCTGTCTAAGATATCTTTAGCTGCAAGCATTTTTTCTTTTACACCCAAGTCTGTTGGATCAGCCATTACACTAAACATTGTATAAGCAGCTTTAGTAGAGGACTGGGATATAAACTTCTTAGTTAGTTCTACTATCTCATCTGTTAAAGGAGCTACAACCTGTGCTGTAGCTACACCTTCAGAGTATCCTGCAAGCTTCTTAGCTTTAACAGGATCTCCTTGGGCTTCATCAAACAGAACGTCTAAGAACTTCTGTTGTTTATCTGTTAGCTGTCTCGCCATAAACTCTTTCTCTTATTTCAGATCTACCGATACCTAGATCCTTAAGCTCACACTCAGATAGATTTATCAGTATATGATAGTCTGCTCTACGCTGTTGTGATTGCTGTATAGCTTTCATCACACGGTTACAATATTCTTTCCACATATAAAAATCTCCAGTTTGGTTTTGTGCAAGTTGGCTAAGAATACCAACTGGAGACTAGTTTTACACATATAGTTATAACATACTACAGATAATATTGCAACCCCGTTATGTCGGCTGGTAATACTCAGCACCTGATAAGATAACATGAAAGTCAGAACTGCTTTCTTCAAATCCTACTATCTTATCCCCTGCAGCTAATGCAAGGTATGCTCCACCTTCTATAACCTCTTCAATACCATTACCTGCTACACTATGCTCATCTATAATAAAATGATAGGTTGTAGTAGCTGCTTCGTACCACTGAAGACTGTACTTCTTTGTAGAACTAGAGCCACTAGATACATGCAGAAAAGTGATGAGTGACACATGGTTATTAGGACATGTATACACTACATCACCACTAGCACCACCTGAGGTAGCTGATAGATCTTTTGCTTTAGTAAAGTATTTAGCTGTAGCAGGGTTTGCCATTACTTTTTCTTTTTACCTGTGACCGCTTTTTTAACTTTAGTAGTCCAAGCTTCATTCTGTGGAGTAGAGGGGTCATCCTTTACGTAATGACCTTTATCGTTTCTAGCTCGAACCTTCTCTGTATTCTCAGCTAACCAAGCTGTAACTTCTGGATCTTTAGTAATCCACTCACCATAACTTAACTGGCCTACAACATCTCCACGAGAGTTTACTATTTGATCTTTCTCAAGACCTTCAAATTGAAACATTAGTACTTCCCTTCTACACCAAACTTCTTTTTGTGTTGAGCAATAGTTTCTTCTTTAAACCTAGTGGTATACTTTTTGTCTCTCCACATAAAAGTAGCTTTACCAGAATTTCGATTACGTCTAAAAGCTTTACCGAAAGACTCATTATTAGCTGGACCAGATGCTGGTGCAGTTCTTGGTGGAGCAGTTCTATCAGGCTTACCAGTCTTCTTAGGTTTAGTTATAGTCTTTGGTGCTGGTCCTCTGTCTGTCTTCGTCTTAGGGGTATTCCTTGGCTTTATAGAACTCTTATCAATCTCTGGTCCACCCTCTATAGTTGCTAGTCTTGTAGCAGCAGGAGTGCTTCTAAGTTTACTTGGAACAGGATTTGTTTTTCCTGGAACTCTTGTTAGAGGTGGCTTAGTCCTAGTAGGTCTAGGTTTAGGTTTAGTTACCGTAGTAAGAGTGTTAGGTTTTTTTATCTTCGCTGGAGCCTTTGTACCTACCTTAGGTTTAGCAGGTGCTTTCGGTCCAGTTGACTTGTTAGGAGAAGTAGGCTTACGTCCTACAGGTGGGTCTTTACGAAGTTGAACATTCTTAGGAAGTTTATCTGCGTTTGGCTTCTTAAGAGGTAACTTTACATCTGGTGCTTTAGTTGTAACACTAGGTGCTTTTTTGACTTTAGCACTCTTAGGTAGTTTAGTCTTAGGTATTCTTTTACCACCTTTTTCTACTAATTCTTGTGCAAGTCTTTTAGAGTTAGTTCCAAAGTAGCTTCTACCTATTTTAATAATTATTTTAAATGCGGCTGCTGCTGACATAGTTTATTCCTTTACTTATAAGTATTCTTAGGTCTAGCAATACCAGTATTAAGATCGTTAGAAGACTTAACCATACCACCTACGTTGTACATGGCTACCTTACCACCTTTAGCATATGCTTTCTTTTTCATTCCAGCACCGCCTTTAGCGTAACCTTTCTTCTTCATACCCATACCGCCTTTGTTCATTTTACCGACACCATCAGCAGCATAAAAGGGAACTTTCTTTCCATCCTTCTCAACCATCTTAAGACCACCAGCAGCATAACCTTTTTTCTTCATGCCGCCCTTTGCGTAACCTTTCTTTTTCATCTTCATGTTTCTTCCTCACTGTATAAATTGTTAAATACTCTTTGTGTATCCCAGACGTAACTTACGTCTTCTTTAGAGTTGTATATGTGTTGATTAGGTTTAAAGTCTGGAGCACCTTCTCCTGTTTCAAACCAAGCTGGGTGAGTTACTCTCACTCTGTTATTGGGTAACGCAACTATGTTACCTGTATAGTTACCAGCGTCTAACAACTCTAATACGTGAGACTGTTTGTGTTGGGCTGGATCGTCAGCAACTTCACTATCTGTGTAGTCTACTGTAAAATAATATTTAGCTGGGTAAAACTCTCCATCTACTTTTGCTATCCAAGGGGCTGGACTTGCTCTCTCAAGTTTGTAAACTGAGTGATAGTGAGACATACAATCCCAAGGCTGCGCCAAGTATGGTGGTAATTCTTTAGGCCATTCTTCCAACGGTGTATCTGCTACAAGTGCTACAAGAGGTAACCTAGCCCACATCGCACCACCATGTATATTGGGGCTATCACTATCATCAGACTCGCAGCCTGTAAAAATAACTTGAAAGCTGAGAGTCCTGTTTGGCATAGTAGTAACGCCAATGACCATGCAATGTAAGAACTCTCCATGATACTCTTCTAAATTTTTTGTGTATTCTCTACGAACCCACGCTTTGAAGTGAGGTATACTGCTTGTTAAGTAAGGCATACTATTATTGTTTTTATTTACCTTTTAGATTTTTTTGTAAGACCACCCTTAGCGGCTCTAAAGGTTTTGGTCTTCTTTGCGATTTTCTTAGGTTGAGCCACATGCTGCTTACCTGCCTTAGTGCCTTTTCGCTTTGCTCTAGAAGTGGCTGCGTACTCACTAGCACTAAGAGACTTAATAGCCGAAGAAGGTAGGTAACGTTCACCAGTAGCTTTAGAGCCTTGGGTAGATGGCTTACCACTTTTGGTTCGCCACTTTTGTTTTGTCCAAGACTTTAAGCTCTTCTGTGATTTAGAGAGTGACATTTAACAGCAGTCACACGATGGGTTACATTTCTTATTTAACAATGCACACCATAGTCTTTTAACGTACCTTCTCATTTGTAGCCTCCCCCTTTGGCTTTGTATTGCTTTGCAACCATCTGGGCTTTTCTCGCAGACCATTGTCCAGGTTTGCCACCTTTTGAACTTGCCTTAACCTTTGCGACCAAGTTTTTACGCATGGTCGGTTTGGTGTAGTTACCAGCAGCATTTACTGTACTCTTCTTAGCAGCCATTAAACAATCCT